GCCTTTAACCATCTTTTCTCATCATATACTTTTGATGTTTCAGCTTGATAAAATCTGTCTCTAATTAAACCAATTAAAGGATTACCTTCGGTTTCGTAACCGCCATTTTTTTCTTTATCTTCATCCATTAAATTTTTTTATATAAATTAGTAATCTCTTTCTTCAGCCATTCTAAAGATTGCTGGATCTACTTTTGATTTTGATTTACCTTTAGCATCATTACCATCTCCAGAAGTAGCTCCTTGAGTTACTTTTGAATTAGGATCTATCGCCATTTTTTCGATAGGTGCTTTTGGTACGTCTGGTGCAAGCTCTCCGTGCATGTATCTTTTCATCATTTGGGTTTTCTCCTCTTAGTTTTTTTATTACTTTTTTTATTATATTTTTTCTTTT